CGACGACGCAGACGCAAGCGACCGCGCCAGAGTTCTACACCAACTACCTTCAAGACATTGCCAACCTTGGTCAGAACGCCGTCCAGCAGGGCGGTGTGGCTGGGTTCAGCCCACTGCAACAACAAGCCTTCCAGATGGTGCCTGATGTGGCATTTGCTGGCGCTGGCTCGATGGGCGCGGCATCCCAGTTGATGGGGCAGGCTGGCGCAACCACCATGCCTGATGTGGTGGCTGACTACATGAACCCCTACACCAGAGGTGTGGTGGATGAGATGGGTCGCCTGCAACAGCGAAGCATTCAAGAGAACATCCTGCCAAACCTTGGCGCGGCGGCGGCTGGCTCTGGTCAGTTTGGCTCACGCCGTCAACAACAACTCACTGGCAACTCCTTGCGTGATCTTCAGTCTGACTTGTTGGGCAAGCAGATGATGGCCCTTCAGTCTGGATATTCAGACGCTGGCAAGTTTGCACAACAGGATTTGACTCGCGCCCTACAGGCTGGTCAAGGTTTTGAGAACTTAGGCGAAGCACAGCAACGGTTGGGTCTTGGTGGTCTCAAGGCCATGAACGAGTTTGGTGGTCAGCAACAGGCTCTTGGTCAAAAGATGCTGGACTACCCAATGGCTCAGACGCAAGCCTTTTCTCAGTTGATGAAGGGTTACCAAGTCCCCGGCGGTACGGTCACTCAAGAGACTGGCCCAAAGTCTGGCGCATACTCCAACAGCCCACTCTCTCAAATTGCAACATTGCTTGCAGGCTTGGGTTCTTTCATGCCCAAAGGAAAAAGCGGTGGTGCGGTGATGATGAAGCATGGCGGCAAAGCCCACCGCTCAAAAGCCCATGCCTATTTGGCACGCGGCGGTTCAGTAAAAATGGCGAGGTAATAAATGGCACAACTACCAAAAGGTGGGTTGAACGCAGTGGCTCCTGAAGCACGCGTGCCTCAACCTCCTCCCCAACAAGGTCAGCCGCCTAATCCTGCACAGGCCGCACAACGCATCTCTGGCTTAGAGCAAGAAGTTCCTGCTGAAGAAGATTTTGAATTAAGAGTTGCACGCAATTTGCGTGAGCAACAACGGGCTTTAAATTCTCAAATGGATTTATTGAGGAAGACTGCTGAAAAACGCATGAATCCCGCATTTGATCCTGCGTTAATGGCGGCGGCGGCTGGGTTTGCCAAGCCAACTAAAACGGGTGGATTTGGGGAGTCTCTTGGCTACGCAATGGAAAATTATGCGGCAGAGTCAGAGAAAGAATTAGCACGCAAGCAAGCAAACGACAAAGCCATGTTGGAAAGACTCCAGCAACAACAAAAGATGCAGAATCAAAGTTTGTTGTTTGAGAGCGACTTGCGCAGGGCTGGCTATAACCCTGAAGAAATTACAACGCTATCAAGTGGCCCTGCTGGTGGTTCTCCTGCTAGTGGTTCTTCTGCTGAAGGCTCCGCCCCTGCTGGCGGCGCACAGCGTCAGCGGCGACCTCTTACTCAGCGGGACGTTGATATGGCCTTTGCGCTTGGCGACCCTGACAGAGCCAAGCAATTGATGGAACAGTTGAAGTTGGAGCAAGACAGATATTTAAGCACGGCACAAGGTCTTGTTGACAAAAGAACTGGCAAAGTAGTTGATACTGGCGTTGAGTCAACAATTAGAACATCCCTTCCTTTTGTTGGTGTGGAAGATGTTACAACCAAGCAGTTGGCGCAAATTAGGGCGCTGGATGAGAAATTTCCTGCGGCTGAAGGCGACCGTCCCGCGCACCCACAGCGTGTTGACCAATTTGTCCGCTACTATTACGCCAACGGTATTGGTGGCGTCACTGCCCCAAGTGGCTCATCCGCTCCTTCTGCGGGGGGAAGTCCTGCTGGCGCTCCTGCGGCAGGTGGTTCCTCTGGCGCTCCTGCTGGTACTCCTTCTGCCGCTCCTTTTGCTGGAGGATTTTCATCCCCAAGCGGAGGCGGCATGAAAACCTCTGCCCAACGGGAATCTGAGCGGAGAATGCTAGAAGAGGCAGAGAGAGCAAGACTTGCAATAATACAAGCGTCTGAAATTGAAGCCGCTAAAAAACAAATTGATACTTATCAAAAGTTAAAAGACAAAATTTATTCAGATGTTGACAATGCAAGGCCAATGATTAACAACGCAGGCTTTGTATATAAATTTGCAACCGACCCCAAAACTCAAGGCGCATTTGGCGTTCTTTCTCAAGGCGATGTTGGTGGTGCAATTGGTACGCTTGTAGCCGAAGGACTTAGCACCCCCGGCGGAAGTATTAAAATTGCAGGGTTAGAAAATGCCGTGCGATTGATAAAAGGTACGCCAACAGAAATAGCCGCCGCTCAACAACTTGCAAGCAATTATGCGGAACTTGAACTTGCATATCGAAACAAATACTTTACAGGAACGGGTGGCGGAGCCATTTCAGACAAAGAACAAGCGGTCGTGCAAAGAATTGGCGGCAATTTGTCTGACACGGCACAAGTTGCGGCGGCTAAAGCCGAAATTATTCTAGCAAGAGCAAGATTTGATCAAGCACTGGGTAATAAATTTTATGAGTGGGAGGCGCAAAATCCTAAATCATCAATACAAGTATTTAAACGATCAGAAGGATACAAAAAACTTGCTGATGATTACGATTTGCACATGGATAAGTTGTTTAACAAATACTACGGCGGTACTGCACCTGCTGGAAATGCTCCTGCCGCGCCTTCAGCATCACCTGCGGCCCCGAAGCCACAAGCCCAACCACCTGCAAACGAAACTTTGTTGGAAAAGTTTAAAAGAGAAAAAGCCGCACGGGGGAATCCATAATGGACTTCAGCAAACTTTCACCAGAGCAGATGAAGATTGCCGATATGGTAATCAAGGCGGCTGGCGTTCATGGCGTTGATCCAAATTTGCTGTTAGCACAGGCTTTTCAAGAATCTAAGTTTTCCCACATTCCATCAGCAGACCCAAAAAGTGATGCGTTTGGGGTAATGCAAATTCGCCCAAGCACTGCGGAGCAAAACAAACTGGGCGACATCAATGATTTGGAAACCAACATCAATGGTGGCGCAAGGCTGATGAAGCAATACCTTGACAAGTACAAGTCGCCAGAAGCGGCTTTGCTTGCATACCACCAAGGGCCGGGAGTCGCTGACTCTTATATAAAAAACAACGACCTTAAATCTGTTGGCCCCAAAGGCTTGGACTACGTCATCAAAATTGGTGAGAACGGAGGGTTTGGGCAGACAAATGAGCCTCAAAATGCAGAAGCCCCGAACACATTTGGTGAAGTACAACCATTGCCCCCGCCCGCTCCGCCAGCAATAGACAAACGTCCCAACCTCAAGGATATGCCTGACTGGTATAAAAACTTGAGTCCGAAGATTCGCAACCGTGAAGGTGACATCAGTGTGGGAACCGTGGGAGCCGCCGGGGCTGGTCTGGGCGTTGGGGCTTCTCTCTTTGGGAACAAGGGTTTGGCGGCAATGGAGAAGGGCGTTTTTGACGCCAAGGCCGCATACCAAGCCGCACAGGCGGCGGCACAAGGAGCGGTAGGTGCCTCTGCTGACACAGCCCAAAAATTGGGCGCAGAGGTTCAAAGACTTGAGGCAGAGTACCGTGCTTCGTTGGCTGGCTATCAGGCGCTTGAGCGTGAGTTGGCAGAAGCAATGGCTGAGTCCAAACGCTACTTGCCGCCAGAGACTGACGCTCGTGGCAAGGTGGCTGGAGAGTCTGGCACCAAAACTTATGCCCGCGTGATGCCGGGTCAAGTTCCCCCAGAGGCAATGCTTGCTGAAATTGAAGACCAGACACGGGGCAAGAATCCTCGCGGTAAAGGGGCGTGGGACATTGCCGACAAAAACGCCGCCAACATTGAAAAGCAAAAGCGTTTAGGCATGGGCGGCTTTAAAATGACTGGCACTGGCGCAGATCAACTTATTTTGGGGCCAGAGGGAACCGCTCTTCGCCAAGCGCAAATGGATGCCGCTGGTCAAAGGGCAAAGCAGTTGTCTCCGCTTGCGCAAGCCGCACAAGGTGAGGCAGAGGCGGCTAGACTAGCAAGTGAAACGGCAGACAGGGTTAGACAACGAGAAGTCGCCTCCGCCCAAAAAGCGGCGCGAGAGGCTCAGACTGCGGAGCAAGTCGCCAAGACTGGTATTCAAGCGGCAACTAAGGCGGCTCCAAGTGGCCTTGGTAAAGTTGGTGCGCTTGCGCAAAAGATACCCGGCACCAATGCTATTGCTGGTTTGGGAATGGGTATGAGCGCCGCAGAGGCATTAAACCGATACGAAAAGGGTGACACCTCTGGCGCTGTTCTATCAAGCGTACAGGTCATTTTGGACGGTATGGCTATGCTACCCCCCGGCACTCCCGTTACGGCGTTCCTGAAGGGAATTGGCGTGGTTGGTGGGCTTGCCACTACGGCTTACGATATTTACCGAACTCAACAAATGGACGCCGCCGAAAAGGCAAAAAACCCACCACAAAAGGCCCGTGGCGGGTTAACATTGATGCGGTAGTTGCAGTTGCCACTCTCCTACCCTTGGCCCCCGTAACTGGGGGCTTTTTTTATGTCTCAAGAAAATTTTGTTGGCCGATCTTGAACGCACCGCTGTTGATGCGGTACTGTAGATTGCTCTGGTGATCTATCGTGTACATCACAAGCCACGACAGAACTTCGGACTTTAGGGTCTCGCCGCATTCCGAGACATCCCAATATTTGATGCCCTCAACATCGCGCTCGGTGACGATGGCACCAGACTTGTCTGGCCGCATCCACATGGGAAGCGTGTTCTCTCTCAGCCACACGCACTTGTAGGACTTGCAGGGTTCCTCTGGGCGCGTCTCGTAGATACTGCAACCGTTCTGCAAGAAGTGGCAGGGCCGACCCGGCTGGAACTCATGGCCGTGGGCCTCCCCACTTAACCACCCCTCACAGCAGGCCGTGCATTCCCCACAGGCACGCTCTGGGAGTATTGGTATGACCTTGTCGGTCATGCGCTACCCCCAGTGTGCAAGATCAGAAGTTGAGTCTGCATAAATTGTTCACGAGCCTCTTCAACGCCTGCCTCATAGCCTTGATCGTACCCGTCCAACCAAGCACTCATGGACTCTTCGGTCGCTGGGTACTCAGGGCATTGCCCACTTCGGGGTTCATGTCGTTTACGATCTTCACGCATCGTTGATGCTCCTTGGCGGCAATGATAGGCTCAACAAACGCCGCAATTTTATGAGCAAATTGAACGATATCAAGATCGTCAGCATAGATTGCATCGGGTCGTTTTTCGTCGCAATAAAAATAAATTTGTTTGATTGTTTCTTCACTCAGCATTTTTGTTCTTCCAAAATTCCCAGTTGATGATAGTGGTTCTTGCAATTGTTCGTTGGGCTATCGCCCTGTAGGGGTTGATCTCGTTGTCGAGAAACTCTTCAACAATCATGTTTTTACTGAGGAACACTTCGTGGCGCTCGGCCTTTTCTTTGTTCTCCCACAACGAGCCATCGCTGGCCTTAAATACTTCTACTTTTTGCATGGTCATTTGTGGTCATTCTTTAGTTGCCAGAATGCCAGAAGGTGCATGAACATCTCCCAACCCGTGGCGAGGTCTTCAAGGGGCCACTCCTTGACCACCACGAGACCCGGGACATTGCGGGACACAAACACATTGGCACACCGTGCGTTAGGGATGCCAAGTCCCACACGGTACGCGGCCAACTGCATCAAGTTCTCGTCGTATCCCCCAACCTTATCTGGGTCGGTGAACTCTTTGGTTTTGATGTCAGCCACAAAGCCGCCGTCAGTTTCACAATAGAGGTCGCATTTGCCCCCAAAGCCCGCCTCGTGCGCAAAGGCTCGTTCGCTGATCCATGTGCGCAGGCCAACCCAATTGTCAATTGCGTTAGTGCAAGCGGCAACCATTTCGGCGTGCTTGCCTGTTGTCTTTCCTTCATAGTATCCCTGTATCGATGCATGGATGTCTGTTCCAGCATCCGCCGCAGAACGACCCTGTTCTTTGGAATCGTTGATGATTCGGTCGATGTATTCCTTTTCAGGTTCGTCTGAGCGGCGTGGAAGCGTGAGCGCCGCATACAGCACCTGCTGTTGCATCCAAGCAAGCAGGGCTGGTTTTGCGGCGATGTTGAGGACTGTCGTGACACTTGGCACCAAGTTCATCGTGCGGGCGTCGCGCAGGGTGGTGTTGCGCATCCCGCCTTTCTTTGCTTCTACGGTGTACTGAGGCACCCCGTCACGGGTGTACCAGTGATTTGACTCAGATGCTCGTGGTACTTGTAGCATTTTGTTCTTTCATTAAATTGCCTTCACAATGCGTTGAAGTTTTTTTGATCGACCTGCTCTTTTTTCTCCTGTGTCAATTACAAACCCTTTAAGAATAAGTGGCTTGAAGCGCGGTTGAATGCTGTGTTCGCGAATGTGAGGCAGGGCGGCAATAACATCATCTTGAATGCACCCGTCGGGGAACTTTTTAATGGCCTCGTAGACTATCCCTTCCAGCCTTGTCGTGTCCACTTTTTCCCCAGCCGCATGACTGGTACTTGCGTCCTTGTTCCTGCTTTTGGCCGGGGAGCCAAACAACAAAGACAGTGACCTCTTTTCGTTAAACAGATCGTCCTGCATCGCAAGCCCTCCATTCGCGCTCATGTCTGCGGGAGTCGGATAAGACTGTGCGCCCCGTCTGCTCCACAAGACCAGATCGCTCAAGCACGGGTAAGGCGCGTGAGCATTGATTGACCAGCAGACCCGTTTTACGCGCTATGCCATCTTTCCCAAGAGAGCCGTAGTCACGCAAGCATTGAACAATAGTTTCGTGGTGAGATGTTTCTTTCATGGTCACCTCAAAAAGGAATGTCCGAATCCATGTCGTCAAAACCACTGTTCGCAGGATTGTTTTGTTCTTGCGCGTACCGTTCACCCTTACGGGCTTGCCACTCAGGTGACTTTGCAATCTTGGCTTGCAAGTTGTCGCTGAAGGTCTCAAACAAATCCATGTCAGGCTTCTCAATGTAGAACCCGGCGCATTTGTTGTGGCCTTCGGGTAGGTTGGCTTTCATCGCCTTGGGCACTGAGTTGATATTTGCAATGTTGGTGTAATCTTTCCCGTCTTTGCCCATTGCTTTTGTGACGGCAATCATTGCCCACTTACCCAATACGTTTTCAAGTTGGAAGCCATTACGCTCCTCTTCGGTAAATGGCCTGCCGCGCCAAGTCTCCAAGTCCTTTCGCAGTGTGGCCTTCTCGGCCAATGACAGCGTGAAGTTCTTGCTGATTGACATCGGTTCATTTTTTGCAGTGACCAATGGTTGGCCTGCGTCGTCTTCTCCATGAACCTCAAATTGCAACATGAATTTCTTCAAGTTCTTGACCTGACCTTGGTACTCGCTTTTCTGAGTTCCAAGGTCAACGATGCGGTAGCATCTTGCAAGGTACATCCCCGGCGGCACCGGGGTGAAAGTTCCTCCGCCGCCGCTTTCTCTCGCTATTAGTCCCACCATGATTCGCTCCTAATTGATACGGTTTTAAAAATTACCACAGGCTTTCTGGGCACCCCGCACTCAAAACGGATGATGTCCCAGTCGTCCCACTTTGCAACGCCTGCCTCGGCCCGTTCAAGGGCTTCCTCAAGCATCTGTTGCCTCTCTTTCATCGCTTGTTCCTCTTCGCTGTACATACGTTCTCCTTCGCTGTTGCTCGTATCATACACACTTTAACTTATTTTGCAACCCCCCTTGCAGAAATGATTTTATGGTGTATGATCAACTTTCACCAACCACTGGAGTCGATATGACCTTAGAAGAATTTTTTGAAGACAAGCCGCGAGGATCGAAGATTGCTTTGGCTCGACATCTACGCATCACAAAGCAGTGGATGGCGGCAATCATCACAGGGCGCGGTCTGGCAAGCGCAGAGGTTTGCGCCGCGATTGAGAGGTACACACGGGGTAGGGTGTTGCGTGCAACCCTGCGGCCTGATCTTTTTGGAGAACTCAAGTGATCTGGTACAAATTTTATTTGGGCGACTACATCACGCATACCAACCACCTGTCGGATGCCGAGGACTTGGCCTACCGCAGACTGTTGGATTTGTACTACATCAGCGAGAAGCCAATCCCACTCGAAACCGAATCGGTTGCACGCAAGATACGGCTAGATTTAGACATAACCGAATCGGTTTTGAGGGAGTTCTTTGACAAGGGTGTTGACGGCTATCGAAACAGTCGTTGTGACATCGAAATTGGGAAGTACCAGCATCAAGTTGAGACCAATCGACAGTTGGGTCTCAGAGGAGGAAGACCCAAGAAAACCGAATCGATAACCGAAACGAAACCGAAAGTTAACCCTAATCAGATACAGAAACAGAAAGAGAAAGACATAAATACCCTTTCGTCGGTTGCACCGACAACATCGCAATTTGAAGAATTTTGGAACAACTGGCCTGCATCAAAACGGAAAGTCGGTAAAACGGCCTGTAAGGCGAAATGGGAGCGTCAAGCACTAGACCCCTTGGCAAAGAAAATAAACGCAGTGGTGACCCGTTTAAAGGCTTCTGAGCAGTGGATTTCGGGGTTTGAGCCTGCCCCACTTACGTTCATCAACCAAAAGCGGTGGGAAGATGACTTAGGAACCGATTCGGTTTTGTCAAGGAGGGTAATATGACTAAAGAAGAGCGTTTGGAATTATTTGCAATGCAGTCTGAGTTAATCAGCGAGCCATTCCACAAAGTTGGTAAACATAAAGAGGTTGATGAAGTTATCAAAAATCAAATTGTCCATTTTGCCAATTTGGTAATTGCTCACGAGCGCGAACAGTTTTGCCTACAACTTCGTCAATTCCATGATTCAATTTCATTGGCAAGCGTATCTGAAATTGTTTTGAGGGGTGAAGAATGACCCCCGCCGAAAAGTTTGTTCAACGCCTTGGCAGGGTGAAGGGCCGTAACGGTTCATGGACTGCACAGTGCCCAGCACATGAGGACAAGTCACCATCGCTGTCAGTTCGGGAGACCGAAGATGGCCGCGTGCTGGTGCATTGTTTTGGTGGTTGCGCGGTGCATGATGTTGTTGGTGCCGTTGGCATGGACATGAACGACTTGTTCCCACCAGACAGCAAACGCAAGGACTGGCCTGAAGCAGGTAAGCCAAGCATGAAGCCAGCGTTCTACGCCAGTGACCTCCTGCGCATTGCGTCGTTTGAATGCTTGGTGGTGATGATTGCGGCATACGACATTCGGCAAGGCAAGAAGTTAACCGAATCGGATATGAATCGGTTGCAAGTCGCTCAACAGCGAATAGAAGAGGTGGTTCAGTATGCAAACGTCTGAGATACAAGAGCGGGCCAAAGCCCTTGATGATGCGCGGCGTATCCGTATTGTCAAACCAGATCAGGTGGACTTTGATAAGTACCTGAAGGCCCACGACCTCGGCCAGAAGATACGCGATGCCGAAGGATTTCTTGAGGAGATGCGGTCTGACTTGATTAACCCAGAGACCAAAGTTTGCCAGACCATGCCGTGGACAAAGACCCATGCGGGATTCCAGTTCCGACCCGGCGAGGTGACGGTCTACGCAGGCGGGAATGGTGGGGGCAAGTCAATGATCACGGGTCAGATTGCATTAGGGCTTGTCAAGCAAAACCAGAAGGTGATGATTGCATCGTTTGAGATGAAACCCAAGCGCACCCTGTATCGAATGCTTCGCCAGTTTGCAGGCGAGAACATTGACTCCCCCCGCTACATAGACCGAGAGACATACATCAGAGGCTTGTTGGATCGATTCCAGATGTACAACTATGGCAAGTTGTGGCTGTACGACCAGCAAGGAACGGTGACCAGCCAGCAGGTGATTGCTGTGGCCCGTTACAGTGCGATGGAGTTGGGTGTCGGCCACATCTTTATAGACAGCCTGATGAAGTGTGTGGCCGGGGAAGATGACTACAACGCGCAGAAGTATTTTGTTGATGAGTTGACTGCATTGGCGCGTGATCACAACGTCCACATCCACTTAGTGCATCACATTCGCAAACTAGCAAATGAAGAGGTCAAGCCAAGCAAGTCAGACCTCAAGGGTAGTGGCTCGATCAGTGATCAGGTGGACAACGTCCTGCTAGTGTGGCGCAACAAGAAAAAAGAACACGACGCACAGTTGGGTCAAGTCGATCCGATGATTCCTGACGCGATGATGATGTGCGAGAAGCAAAGGAATGGCGAGTCCGAAGACTGGTACTCGTTTTGGTATCACAAGGACAGCCAGCAGTTTATGGAATTCGACACAAGCGTACCGATGTCGTTTGACGCAGGGGGGAGATTTTGAATGAAGAAGGCAAAGGAGAAGATGAGCATCGCCATCGCTGTCTCGTTCGGTGGGTCATTAAAAAAAGACTACAAGATCGTGACGGTGCTTACAAGTGGCTCAACGGCCGCCGTGACCACTTGGGGCAATACAAAAAGGGATGGAACGAACTACATCCCAAGTCGCGTCTTGAGGCAGATGTTCGAGAACAGTGGACAAAGGGTAATCGAGGAAACGAAGGAGAGTGGAAATGAATATATTTGAGCAGGGCAAGACCCTCTACACACAGAATGAATTCAATGATGCGTTGACCGAAGCGAAAGCGGAGATCATGGCGGTTGCAATTCAGACCACAAAGCAGGCGCTTGTTATTGA